CAAAACCGGGATCAGTGATTCTAACTTCATTTATTTTGTTTATATTTTGAGATAAACATAAAATATTCTCGCCAGATCCGTTCACACTTGTAATACTTGTAACTCCGGGAACATTCTTATATCCAAATCCACCTGAGATAAGGTCTACTCGACTAATACCACCAGTGGCAGATAATGAAGTTGTGTCATATGTGATCGTTGATGATGTACCAACTGAATATGTACCCTGTTCTGGAACATCATTTAGTGATATGTTGAATCCACCAGTGGTTACACCAAATGCAACATATGTACCGTTGTATTCACTATCAACGTAGGATATTTGTGATGCATTTTTAACATCAGGATCAGATGTGCTTATAAATCCTGACTTTTCAAGTGTATAGAATAATTTTTCTGGGTTTGATTTATCAAATGATAATGTAACTGTTGAAGTTGTTCCAACTCCTACAGCTCCAACACCACTTATACTAAAACTAGTTGTCGATCCAGAGGATACAAATCTATTATTGAAGTTTTTATCAAAGAAGAAATTTAACTCATAACCGTTTAATGAAGAATCAGAAACATAAAATACTAAATTATCATTTCTTACAATTTCAAGAGGGGGATTAACTAAAGATAGTTCCTGTGTTCCACCACTATTCGATGTGATATTCACCGTATTTGGTGGTTCTATCATCACATCATATCTTGTTTCACCAAGTTTAAAATTACTATCATCAGATCTATATACAAAATATGATCTCTGTGATGTTAAACCTGTTGCTGGACTACCATCATAGAATAATTTTTGACCAGTTTTAAATCCATGATTTGCAATATTAATAGAATTTGTGTTAACTGATGAATTTGTAAATGATATTGGATTTAAAAGAAGTTTATCATTCTGTGCATTGTATTTCACTACAACTGAAGTAGAACCTGAACCTACACCTTTTGACTGAGTTGATTGTAAATTAATTGAAACAGTATCATTATTTTGCATTCCATGTAAGGTTGATCCAGCAGATACTGTTGAAATACCAACAGTAGCGGTGATTCGTTCAACCTTTCCTTTAACTTGAGAGAAATTTGATTCTATAGAATATTCAAAGTTATCAAAATTTCCTATGACATTACCATTTTTAAAGAAAACAGCAGGTGTGTTTGCTGTCAAAGCAAGTCCTACAAGATCATTTGAAAATTTGCGTATATAAACAACTGTGCTATTACCTGATAACAAATTAAAATCAGTGCCAACTTGGAAACTATCACCGAGACCGATTGTAAATGCGTTGGTGGGTGATGTTGTTGGTCTTCTTAAGATAACTTCTTGATTATCTTCAAAAGGATGATTTGGTAAAAATATGGATTTTGCTGGTATGGAAATTACTTCTGATCTTTCACCAGTTGTATAAGACTTACCTATAGAAACAGTCCTACCAACTGTGTTTGCTACACCAATTGCCTCACATGGGTTAAAATAAACAATATCATTTTTCCTAGATACAAAATCTCCAATATTTTGTGTTTGAATATCAAATAATTGAGGAATCGTTTCTACTAAACTACCTATGGTATGAGATGCAGTATTTGCAGATCCTACAATACCTCTCTTGACTCTCAAGATATTTCTCTCATCAAATTTATTCAATACCAATAATTTTTCTGTTCCGATTCCAATACTACTTCCAACTGATACGGAATTAGGGATTCTCGCTAAGTAAATATCAGTTATGATACCTGCAGTATTACTTGCTGGTAAATCTTTATATAATACTGTCCTTTCAGATGTAACTCCAATCTTATGTGATCTTGATAACTTAGAAATATCAGTTGTAACACCTGAAATTACCACAACATCATTTGTATTTAAATTATGAGATGTTGATATGAATCCTGAAACTGTTCCATTTCCACCTTTAACAAAGACAACATCGTTATATGTTGTCACACCTACAGTGATATTATCAACATCTTTACCTAAGACATGAGATACCCTTGCTGCTGCACCACCACCATCTGTGTTAGAATTATCAAAATTTAAACTATCATTTACCTTAAAATCACTCCCTGCAGAAACAATTTGGAAACCATTTATATTTCCACTTGTTACAGATTCAATAATTGATGTTTGTTGATTTATTTCGTAAGATTCAACAACAAAATTGTAATCTGCATTTTCATCATCCAATTTGTAGGGGAGTGAGTTACGAGTTAAATTAGAATTATTAAAATCAAATAATGATTGTGTTAAAAGTGAATTCTCAGAAACAAAATCTGATCTATATGTATCACCGATGAAGTATGGGAATACGGGTGCTGAAGATACAGAGGAAATACCAGCAAAATATGCATAAGTTCCATTTGGAAAATCTGGAGTTTTACAATAACGACCGTTACTTTGATCTAGATCACCAGTATCATTAAATGTATGATCTTCTATAAAAAACCCTGCAGCAAAATCACTCGTACTAGGTCTATTAATTACTTTAGATGAATCAAGTTGATATCCACTTCTCATAACTCTTGATAGAGAGTTTTGATTATTTGCTTCACTAAATCCGAATGGCCCGTATATTGGATTACCATCATATGCCCATCCAATGATTGGTGAGTGTAATTGTGGACTTGTTACGTTATCATTAAAAGCACTTTGAACCTTATTTGAATAACCAACAACAGAATATTGTAAATTTGTTTCTGCCTCTCTCAAAAGTATCTCATCACCAAATCGAGTGAGGTTGTTTACAGTTAAATCTCTTACAGTACTATCAATTATAAATCCAGAACCATTTGGACTTATCTTAACATCGGGAGCAGTTGTATATCCAATTCCGGGATTGATAACTTTTACATCAGTAATTTTACCATCAGTAACAATCGCTCTTAATTTACCACCTATTCCAGTTCCAATTCCAACTAAATCTAGATCTGGTGCAGATGTATATTCCTTACCACCAAACATTACATCACATCCAATTATTTTTCCATCAAAAACTATTGCTCTTAACTCTGCATTTTTACCATTTAAAACTTTAATATTTGGTTTTTTCTCAAAATTTAAAATATTTGAACCATAATTTGTTCCGGGTTCATGCAAATAACCATCTACTAATTTTCCACGTATTATAGGTGTGACAACTAAAGATTCAGTTCGACCTGCAGATACTGGAGAGTAAATTGCATTTACATTTACTACTATTGGTTCAAAGAAAAATTGATGATTACTTAATGATGATACTTCTGATATTCTTGTGAAATTTTTTCTTAAAAAATTATTATCAGGATCTGTTGCACCGATACCTACATCAATAATTCTAAATTTATCATCATCAAGTTTAAGAACACGATATCTTGTTGTGACACCGAGTCCTATCGGAGCGTGACTAGCATTTCCACTTGTGGGTGCATACTGGATTAAATCACCTGATACAAACCCATGATCTTTAAAGTTAATAGAGTTATCAATCGTTGCAATACCGACTGGTTTTACAATTAATTTTCTATTTGTATAATTTGTGCCTTTATTAAGAACCTTAACGGATTTAAGATGATTTTTAAGATTTAAAAACGTAAATTTATGATCACCACCAGTATTTTCAACTGTAAAACCAACTGTATTAATACCAGCATTATAATCACTTAATTTTTCATACAAGTAAACAGAACTTACACCAACAACTTGAGGATAGTAAGTTGCTCCGTTTATAAGAGTTTTGTTTTGAGCAGTATTTGAACCTCTAAAAGTTCCGACTCCTATCGATGGATTACCATTGTTATGATATATAAGGGGTTCTCCATTTTCTAGGTTGTGAGGTTTTTTAAATTCAATAATATCATTTATTTGATCTACACCACCTTGAACATTTTTTAATCTTCCATCAAATGCAATTTCTCTTTGCCTTTTAACAACAACAGGTTTGATAACAGCACCAGATCCATTACCACCGGATACTGTGATTGACATTACTCTTTCTACATCAAAGTCTTGTTGATCAACCAACATCTCTTCAATAGAACCACTAACAACAGGTTGCACAAGTGCTGTTGTTCCAGTTCCGGGTGAGGGAATACTAATAGTTGGTGGATTAACTACATCAAAATTCTTTCCTTGATTTAATATCTTAATATCTGATAATGGGCCAAAATAAATCTTGTCTAATGACTTATAATTTGCTATCTCTACACCATTTTTTAATATACCTGTAGTTCCTGACTCAGTTTTTACTGATGTTCCAGATTTTATATTAACCTCTGCAGGAAACTTCTTTAAAACTTTTTGAACACCAATTTGCTCATTTCTATGCCTTAATAAAATAAATTTATGTTCTTGTGTAGATGATGAACTTGAAATATCAAATTCAATGTATGGTGGATTTGATGGTTCAACATTAGTAACTGTAATAAATGATCTGGATGGGAAAAGTCTTAATACATTTTTTGCCAAACCGCTTGAATTCAGAACTTCGACATAATATATTCCACCATTCTCTAATCCAACTAAAGGTTGCTCATTTGGTACATATACAATAGCATCACCTGTTATAAAGTCAACAGGTGTGTTAAATTGTAACCTAGAGTATAAACCAGTGGTAAGATTTTTTTCAAGTAATTGAAATGTACCACCATTTGTTCCTAGAGAATCCGCTTGAGGAACACCGGTGGATGTGTGCACGGTTCCAATTCCTGATCCAAGTGTTTCTTTAATTACTTTCTTTTCAATAGTATATGAAGGCATAGATGATGATGCCACATAGTAATTTTCATCCTGATCATTATAAGTATTCTGAACATCAGTGGTGATGACATCATTTCCAAATTCTAAATCAATATCAGAGGCAGCATTTGCTTTTTTTAATTCTCTTTGAATATCATATTCGGTGATGCCATTATTTGTTATAGATGTATTCAAGTCAATATCATTCGCGTTTACTGTAACAGTAACACCTGTTTCTACTGGTGTTAAACTACCCCTAGTATAGATTGAAACTTTATCTCCAGTTTTAAGTTGAGATTTATCAATTACAGATTTATGATTAACAGTTGATGTGGTTGAACCTATACCTACGTTTGATGGGATGTCTATTTTTATTCGACTCGCTGTATTGTATATCCATGAGTTAAAAAATACTGTTTTTCTTGTTCTCTTACTTGGAAGTGTTGGATTAGGTATCTCTTCTCCTAAATTTTTAACAGTTATTTTTTCACCCTCAAGAGTTACACTTGAACCTTCACTTGGAAGAAGTTTAAATTCAGATAAAACTCCTGTAATCCTTAGTTCTACACGTTTAGTTAAATCACCATTCTCATATCCAAATATAAATTCATCACTTCTTAAATCATCAGCCGATCTTATTGAGTTGCCAATTCCGCTACAATGAAGAAACTGATTTATAGTTTTGTCGCTATAAGTTATGGTATTAATACCATTAACACCATTAGTCACTACTGTGCCTGTAGTTCCAAACCCAACCGTAGAATCAACAGTTAGTGTGGTTGTATTTACGGGAGCGTCTTCTATTACTCTTGTTTTACCGGGAATCGTAAATGTTCCTTGTATCGCTGATCTCTCATCATATCCTACAAATAGATTTAACTTGTAGTATGTTGTAATACCTAAGTTACCAGACCTACTAAAAATTTCTACCTCAGATACTGATCCAGAAGTATTTAAATCTGTTGATTTAGTTATCGTTTGACCTACTAACTTATTAGGATCACCTGAAATTTGCTCTGCTACTACAACTTCTCTACGAATATATTCGGATGATGATGGTTTAATAAGAAAATTTTCTAAATCTATAATCTTTGGTGTAATCCCGTATAAAACATTAAATAAAATACGGAAAGACTCCTCTGTCCCTTTAGATTTGTATAAGGATTTAGACTCTTTTATGAAATTACTTAAATCTACATTCGTGTTTAATTTTGTATCTTCTAGACCGGGTGTAAGATATGACTTAACTTTTTGATAAAATTCTTTTAAAAATAGAACACTTAGATTTTCAACAGTCGAAGAAGAATCATGAGAACTCGCAACACTTGTTGAAAATACAAGTTCACCTTTATTAATAGGGTCAGTATAAGAAGTAATACCACTAAAACCTCTCACACAACCAGTGAATGAATTAGTTGTAATACCAGTGTATGTAATTATCTCATCATCAATCTTAAATAATCCATACTCATTTGGAAAACCTTTTGTAGATGAAACATTAACTGTGGTATTTGATGTTGTGATGCCAGATGTGAGTGTAGTAACTCCGACAATAACTTCAGGAGTAAGATTATCAAGCTTGATATATTGATCTAAATTGTCACTAATATCCAGAGAACCACCACGGTGTTCCTGAGAAATATAATATTGCTTTAGAAAATCGACAGTTAATGGACTCTCTGCAGTGATAAACTCAGGGAGTTGATTTTCTATTATTTGCTGAACTTGTATACGTTTGTCTATTCCAGTTCCAATCATGTTCTTGTAAGTTCTCCGTTAGAGTAACTTGAAGTTACTTTATAACCAACACCAGATATTTGTTCTCCTGATGTAATTGTGTCCTTAACCATATTTATTTGACTACTTGGGATGTTAAAATCTAAGTAAAGATCTTGCAATCCAATCACATCGTTTGATTCAGGAAATGCCTGAACTTCAATAATATTATTTGGTTTATCTGTTGAAATAATATTTACAGTTGATAAATTTATTTCACCATGAACATAATCAACTACACCTGCAGATTTAACAACAACTATAGTTTCTCCAGCAGCATTTTTTCTTACGATTGATACTGTACCAGTTAATTTATCTTCATTGGGTACATCAGTGAAGTAAACTGTTTCAATAGTCCCTAATATTTTAAATCCAGTGCTTTTTATATTCAAACCTTCGGGTTTTACATTAAACTGATTACCAAAACATAATTCATATTGTGCAAATTGATTGACTAGTGCATTCAAATTACGACGTATTTTTATCCTCGTAATATTTGATGTAATTGCCTTGTCAATATTATCAACAACATTCAATACTTTACTATACTTAAATCTCCCACCAAATTTATTTACATCACCTGACTTAGAATAAGTAGTGAGTGCTGACACTATCTTTGTCTTTAAATCATTTACTGTAGCGATCTTGGTAGTGTCATAATATATGAAAGACTCAATTTCAACATAAAGAACTTGTAAATCAATTATTTTTTGGTTGATACCTGTGAGTGAATAACTTTTTAGTTTTCTTAAAATCTGAGTTTTATCAAAATCAGATACAAAATCACCATTTTTAGGTTTGATTGTAATCAACACAGTTCCAAACTGTGGAGGATCAACCTCTTCACCTCCAACAACTGATACACTTTCAGTATTTGGATAAACTTGTTGTACTATTGATTCATAATCCCTCGCTGTAACCGCCCTGTATTGCGATGAATAGAGTCGAGGTGCAAAATACTTAATCGAATCCACACTCTCAATGTCGCCTCCGTTAGATGCCGGAGAGATA